GCCGTTATGATAACTAAAGCAGATAAAATTGTTTTCCTTTTATTTGGCGGAATATCCTTTAAAAATTTTAAAGTTTCATCAATATGATTATCAAACATATCTAAATCAATCTCCTTTTCCTTTCCAAAAACCTTTTGAAATAAGTTTTTTAAAATTGAACTATATGTTGTTATGCTTGAACCAGAGAGAGTGTCTCGTTTATTCTTTACATATTCTTTTACTTTATCCATCTATATAATTAATTTATATTTTAAATTTCTAAATATAAATCAATTGTTTCGCTAAAGATTAATCTAATGGGATTAATAAATTAATTGGTATTAAAAAGTGAGGCGTTGGTTTGTCGTATTTTCCTAAACGGGTCGTTGAAATATCGCACCGCTGAAAAGTATAAAATAATTCTTTATCATATTCAATATAAAAACACCCATCTGTAAATTGAAAAATATAAACTTGTTTTGTTTCATCGTTTAATTTATGAACTGGAATAATAGTTGTTGGATAATGTCCCCGCTTAACTCGTCTTGATTTTAATTCAAATTGAATTTTATTTGTTAATCCTTCAAAGTCATATTTACAAAACCCATCATTATATAATTCTTTTGTATTTTTAATATCGTCTTCGCTAAATAACTCACACAATTTTGATTTATATTTGTTTAAAAACTCGTTCTCTTTTTGTAATCCATAACTCATATCATTATTGAAACTTCGCATATATTAATATACATATATTATAAATTAATGTATATTAAACGAATGTTAAGTTTGCCCTAAATAATTCTATTATAAAATAAAATTTAATAATAACCATCAATACAATTATAAAAATCGGTTTTCGTTTTACTTATAATTATAAAAAAATATCTCCCCCTCCATTTTTTAATATTACAAACACAAATTTTATTAATATAAAACCCTTTGTTATTTATGTCAATTAATCGTTTTGGCGTTAATGCCTCAAGACAGTAATCATTACCTAAAAATGCTATCCCTTTATTTACTCTTGTTAAAAAAAAATCTAATATATAATAAAACGAGTTTGTTCGTTTTTTATCTAAAGTCTCAAGACGAAACGGTGGATTAGAAATAACCCAATCGATTTTATTTGTAGCATAATCATAATCTTTAAAATCAACACCCTCTTCAATTTCACACCAATTATTTTTTGTAAATAGTGGGAAATTATTATAAAAAGACCCCTCACCTTTAAAGGGTTCTAATACAACATCATCGCTAATAAGTGGAACTAATTTAATTAGTTTTTCTGCTAATTCCTTCGGGGTTTGGTGAAATAGATATACGGTGTCTTTCATATATATTAATATACATATATTATAAATTAATGTATATTAAACTAATGTTAAGTTTGCCCTAAATAGGCGTATTATAAAATAAATGTTAATAATTTATATTAATAATCAACGGTTTTAATTGATTATTAATATAAATTATTGTATTATGTGTTTAAATGCGTAATAAAATTAATTTTATTAATGCTTTATATGCTTTAAATCCCTTATTAACTTAAGTATTGTTTAAAATCGTTTAATATATTAAGTATTGTTTAAAAAATATATCTATTAATTAAGTTATTAATCGTTGTTTAAAATATCCCTGATATCTTCAATATCTTTATAATTTTAAATACCATTCCGCAAGCGTTCCATATTCTACTTTGTCGTATTTTATTACTAGTTTTTCCTTTCCATTAATCATTTTATGTTTTGCTTTTTTATTAAAATCATAACCATTTTTACGACATAAATCGTTTAGATAATCAACAGTAATATAATTATCAAAATTCCAATAACTGTCAGTTTCGTAATCACTCTTTGAATAAATATGTTTTATCGCTTTTAATCCCTTATTGGTTGGGGTTTTTGTCGTTTTATTCCAGTTTTTTAATCGTAAAATGCTGTGTTTAGGTATTATACTCCCGGCATAATCTAATGTTAAAAAGCAATACCGTTTTTTAATAGAATATTTTGATGTTTTTGTTTTACTATGAAGGTTTTCACCGTTATGGTGACTATATAGATTTTTATTATTTTCTGTCTTCAAATATTCACTATTAGGTGATATATAATAATAGCTATAAATATTACCGGTGTATTTTAAAGGTATATGTTCCCCATAACACAGTCCATAATGCCCCCCATTTTCACCATAGTTTCGTTTTCTCATATATTTAATATCTATTATCACAACTGAAAACATAATTTTATAATTATTACGGTTTCTTACGCATTCAAATAATTCAATAAATAAACTATTCGTTTTTATTGTAGGTGTATTCATTTTTTTAATTTCAACAGGTTTATGTTTAATAATAATAGTTATCGGTGCTAGTCCAACAATCAATTTTTTATTAAGGTTGTTCTCTTTGATATTACCGTCAGCATCTTCCCAGTTTATAACTAAAATTTCAACCCTAAATTTACGTAATTGAATAAATTTACATTTAACAATATCACTATTAGATAACAGGTCTACAATATCGCCCGATTTAATACTTTTAAAATAATCCTGCACTGCCGTATCGTCTGAAATATAGGTATCCTCCAACGGTTTAATTTCTTCAATAATTTCAAAAGTTGGGTCGTTCAAAGAACCGTAAATAATCGGTTCGTCTTTAATTATAACATTTGTAATAGGTGGATTTAATACTGTGTTTATTGTTTGTTCTTGAAATAAATTTGTTTTTAATAATCCCTTATAATCGCAAACATAACAAACACATCTGTTTTTTATTCCACAATCAATACAACAATTACCGTCAGCACATTCTAATTTTTCATATTCTAAATAATCAATTTTACATTCGTAACAATAAAAATGATTATCCTCATCATCGTCTCCAAAAATATCGTCAATAAGTTCTTGTTTAACTTGTTCTTCGCTTTTAATTTCTTCGGGTTCTTCCTCTTCTTCCTTGTATTCTTCAATTTCATATTCTTCGTTTGTTGGTTGTTCGTTTTCCATATCCTGTTTACTATAATGTAATTGTGTTAATAATTCTTCTTCTGCTAATTCGTCCTCGTCTAATTCGCAAATTTCAAATTTAATATTTTCGGGTTCAATTTCAACAGTTTCTAAAACAACCTTTTCTTTTTTTTGTTTAACAACCTTCTCTTTTTTTTGTTTAACAACCTTCTCTTTTTTTTCCTTAACAACCTTCTCCTTTTTTTCCTTAACAACTCTAGGTTTTTTTTCTTTAACAACCTTATTTTTTTTGTCTTCTAATTTCATTTGTTTTAATTCCATTTTTTCATTTTTAATAACAACCCTTTGTTGTTTAATACTTTCATTAATTCTATTTTTAACAAGTTGTAAAAATTTAATTGAATTACTGGATAACTTGGTATTAATAAAATCCATAACATTATTTGTTTCAATATCAAATAAGGTGTCAAGTTTATTAAGTTCATCAATTTTATTTAAAGCGTCTAAATTCATTTTGGTTTGGCGGGTGTTTGTAAGAGTATTCATTCTTTTATATATTACTATATTATTATTTTTTTATATTGTTTTATATATAATATATTATATTGAAATTAATATATTATATTTTCCTAAAGTTATTAGAACTTTTAGAACTTTATTTATTTCTTTTTTCTCGTAGTTTTTTCATATAATCCTTTGCTTCTTGCGAACCCTTAACAAATCTCGATTTTCTAATAATTCCCATCCCTGTTTTTTTTGCTAAGGCATCACTTGCTTTTTGTCCTGCGTATTGACCTAATGTATTTCCAACAACTGTCCCTAAAATAGGATTACCTGTAAGACCAGTTACAACGCCAGCGGTTCCTTCTTGAATTACAGCAGGTAGAATTTGATGAACTGCTACACTTCCAACTTTACGACCAAAATTTGAGGCGGGTCCATTTTTACGAAAAGCATTTGATACTCCATTTTTACGAGGGTTTAATGCTTTATTAATTTTTTTAAATAATCCTGCACCTTGTGTAATCTCGTTTACTTTTGCTCCCAAATCTGTTATACTATTACTTACTTTTCGTAATGTAGACAAACCTTCAAAAAGTGATTTGGTATCCTGTTTAATAAAAGAATAGTCTTCTTGATTTCCAATATTATTTGCTTGAAGAACTGCTAAAATGAAATCTTGACAATTATTATCCTTTGCTGAATAAGTGAAATATTTAGAACCCATTCTATTTTTTGCGTTATTTAATAATGTGTTTAATGTTAAACCTGGTTGAATATCTGGTATATCTTCCGTCTCGGTTTTTGGTGCGACTTTTATAACAGTATCCATATTTATTACTTCATTCTTTTCTATAACAACTCTAACATTATTATTAAGCGTTAAAACTATCGATAAATGGAATAGTGTATCATAAGGTTTATCTTCCATATTTTTATTCCAACCACCAAGTGAAACAGCATTAAGGGCAAAATTCATAATTGATTGTAATGGATTGCGTCTAATAACTATAGATTTAATTTCTTGGTTCCCGTATTTTTGAATAATACCTCTTACTTTTGGCGGGTAATCATTTCGTCCATTTATAACCGTATTAATATATTTAATTTTATTCATAATACCTTCTCCTTGAGTATCTTCATCAAACGGGTTTTTTATAAAATATTTGTTTATAGACTTAATATTTTTGATAAAAAAAATTCCATCTCCTCCCCTACTAACTGAATTTTTTAGATATCCATTTTTTTCTATTGTAAACGCCTCTAGTTTATTTTTATCATTCCTTATATATTTAACCTTAAAATTTGTATAATTATTTTGTTGTATTATGTCTTCTATATTATCAAGCTTAGACACACCTATAACAAATTCATCTCCCCACTTAAACTGTTTTAATTTTTCTAAAACTTGCTTTGGTGTTAATAATTTTTTCGTTGTAGGTAAATCTTGGCGAGTTCCCTTTTTTGCTGGGAAGTCTCTGTCGTATTTATCGTTTTTATCTTGTTTTTGTTTAAGTATTTTTTCTATCTTTTCTGTGAGTGGTTCTAATTTTCCTTTAGGCATATCATTACGTTTTATAAAGTCAATTTTAGATTTTGATAATTTTAGCGTAAGACCTGTTTCATCTCTATATATAACATCATCTTGTTGTAATACCCAAAATTTAATAGTTGAAGCATTTATACTATCTACTTTTAATTTATATTTTGTATCATATCCCTTTTCTTTACAATAAATAATGTCATCAAGTTCTAAATCTCTTACTAGGGGTAGACTGTCTTCTTTTTTAGGTTCTTCTTTTTTAGGTTCTTCTTTTTTAGGTTCTTCTTTTTTAGGTTCTTCTTTTTTAGGTTCTTCTTTTTTAGGTTCTTCTTTTTTAGGTTCGTTATTTTCTGTATTTTGAAAAGTTTTAAGCACTTTATATGCTATTAAACCATTTTTAGAATTTAAATATTTTCCAATCATACTATAATTATCGAAATTTAGGTAAACATCCGCATCATTATTTATTTGTTCTGCTAAATATTTTAACCCATTAAAAATAATATCTAGTGCGGATTTATCAGACCCTAAATAATTAAATAAATCATCTAAAAATGGAAGAAAAGATGCTAAATATGTAACCATTACCTGTTTATTTTGTGCTGTTAATTTATTAACTTTGTTTTCGATATTATCAAAAACCTTTGGGTAAACCTGACTTAACGTATACGGAAGATTAACGGTATCCCAACTATCAAATAATTCGTTATTATCAATAGGCACTTCTTTTTTTGGTTTTTCTGCTTTTTTTGTTTTTTCTGCTTTTTTTGGTTTTGGTTCTTCAATTTTTGGTTCTGCCTTTTTTGGATATTTTATTCCCGAGGTTTCTTCCTGTCCCATTTGAGAGAGTTCATTATTTTCTCTCTTCTGTTGCTCGGCAAGTGAAGGTTCAATTGCTTTGTCAAAAAGTATTTTATTTTTATCATTAAGAAACTGTTTCATTAAATAATAATTCCCGATTTTTAATATTGGATTAGAGAACTCGTTGATATAATTAACCATATCCAATAACCCTGTTAAAATAACATCAACTGCCGTTTTATCACTTCCTAAGTATTCAAATAATTCATCTAAAAACGGAATGAATGATGTCAATAATGGAATAGATATTGCTTTCTTTTGTTCTGTTAATCTATTAATTTTTTTTTCAATACCTTTATATATTTTTGGGTGAAATTGCTCTAACATTACAGGTAAATACGTTGTATCCCAATTATCAAAAAGTTCTTTATTAATTTCATCTTGTTTATTAATAACTGGTTCTGTTATTTTTGGTTCTTCAAAAATTGGTTCTTCAAAAATTGGTTCTTTTTTTTTGGTCTTTTTTTTTTTAGAAACTGTCTCTTCTTCTTCTTTTTTGTGAAGTTTATTATATTCAACATTTTTGTGTAATACTTCAGGTCTTCCTCTTGATTTTAAACCTTTCAATTTAATTGTGGGTAATTCATTAACTGGGATTTTATGTGATGCGTATATTTCAACTGTTTCAAACGCTTTATCAATTAGCATTCTATCCTTTTTTGAAAATAAACTCATAGAAATCGGGACATCAATACCCTCAAGTAAAACCATATCTTTAACGGGTTTTCTTAATATTTTAATAGATGTTTGATGGTTTCTTGTTGATAAATTTCGTTCTTGAGTTAAAGGATTAACTAACCTATATCCTTTTTTTGTCTTAATCGCCATATATTCAGGCATTACAAGGGTTTCACTACCAAATATTGGAACTTGAACTTGTCTACTTAAATCATCCCTGTTTTCTTTTCGCATTCGCATTTTTTCAATATTTTCTGCTCTTTTAACTGGGTCAATCTTTCGTTTATTTCTAATACTCGCCATATAGTCCTTTGCTTCTTGAGACCCTTTTATAAATTTAGGCATTATACATATACACAATATAATTAATTCATCTAAATATTATTAATATTGTTTGTTGATTGTTGAAGTGTTAAATTTGGGTGAGTTCTATCATATTCAAATTCTCGTTCTTCTGTTTCGGTATCTCGTATGATTTTAATACAACCACAATTAATCTCCTTACATTTACTTTTATACGCCATACTGATGACTTTTAAAGAAAAACCAGTCATTATTGTAATGAATGAAATCCAAAATACATCATTAAACATTTATACATTATATAAAGAATTGATTATTTTGGTCTAAATAGTATTTAAAAATTTTAAATACTATTTTTTTTGTTTTTTTGATTAATTTATTTTAATTTTATTCTAATTTTATTCTAATTTTATTTTAATTTTATTCTAATTTTAAATACCATTCCGCAAGTGTTCCATATTCTACTTTTTTATGGTTAATTATCATTTTTTCCTTTCCATTAATCATTTTATGTTTTGCTTTTTTATCATATTCATATCCGTTTTTATCACATAAAACCCCTAAATATTCAACCGATATATATTGAGAATTAAACTCCCATCTATTGTGTTTATTATAATCACAATCTGTCCAACAAAATGAAATCGCTTTTAATCCTTTACTTGACACCTTTTTAGTTGTTTTGCTCCACCGTTTTAATCGTAAAACACTATATAAAGGAATTACACTTGCGGAATAATCTAATTTCGTCCAACGAAATCTTTTTTTAATATAATGTTTTGATGTTTTTGTTTTACTATAACTGTTTAATATCTTATCAATTTTATCAAGTAACACTAACCCAGGAGTATACGGAGAATTTTTTAATTGTGTAATATATTGTTTTAATTCTGGAATTTTATTATAATATTCTGGTTTAAAATAGTTTGCGTCGTATTTATGTAGGTCTTTATTATTTTCTGTATTCAAATATTTACTATGAGAAGATACATAATAATAACAATAACTTCTTCCAGTATATTTTAATGGGATGGGTTCTCCATAAGAAAGTCCATAATGCCCCCCATTTTCACCATAGTTTTTTTTTCTCATATAATTAATATCTAATATCACAAATGAAAACATAAATTTATAGTTATTACGGTTTCTTATGTATTCAAATAATTCAATAAATAAATTATTTGTTTTTATTGGCGGGGTATTCATTTTTTCAATTTCAAAATCAAATTCGGCATCAATTAAGAGTTCCAAATTGTTTAATTCCTCAAGGTTATTTAAAGCGGATAAATTCATTTTAGTTTGGCGGGTGTTTGCTAGAGTATTCATTCTTTTATATATATAGTATAGATAATTATTTATATTGTTTTTAATATATATATTATATTCCTAAAGAAAGATATATATAATATTCTTTAAGTAGTTTATTAATATATTATTTGGTCTAAATAATAGATTACCATAATAGTTTTGAAATAAACCAACCTTTCGTATAAGGTTGTTCTATATCTTTTTTATGACGAATATGATATAATCGCTGTCGTTCATCTGCGTATAATTTGCCGTTTGTTTTCATATATGTTGGAAAATCGCTATACCCAGTCGCTCCTCCTGAAAAAAGATATTTTCCATCTTTGTTAAAAATATCAATCTTATATTTTGGATTAATACTTGGTTTAACAATTATATTTAGTTCTTTTGCTTTTTTTAAAGTATATTCTGTTATTTCATACATTTATATAAATGTATAAAAAAATAAGATAAGTTAATTAGTTGGTTGTCTTAACAATTCTACCCCTTTGTAGTAAATTCTAACACTTGATATAGTGTTATTAGTTCCAGTTGCTGTTGCGACGAACACTGGATTTAATGTATTATTTTGATAATTAATATTTTCTGTAGTTCCATAATTATAATCATCATACCCGATTAATCCATAATTTGGGTGAACTATAAATAACTCGTTTATATTATCTACCGAATGAGACCCCCAGATACCTTTGGCGGTTTGTCCTAAAACACCTGTAGGTAAATTCCCGCTTATGAATGGTTGTTGTGTTTGGTTTCTTAAGTCTGGAATTGAGTATGGTAATTCATAACTTATATTAGAATTCATAACGAAAACCCCAACTTCTCTTCTTGTTAAGTAACTTATATTAGTTGACCCAAGGTCTATTTCAGTAATAGACCTTAATGGTGCTGGAATATATATACTGTTTGTTGATGCCCCTATTGAGATTTGATTTGAAAGCGTAGCAGATGACCCTGAACCAAGGGAAAACTTTGTGTTGTTTAAAGTAAAATTCGTTGTTGCTAATGTTGTTATCGTTTCAGCACCCTGTGCGACTGGAAAATTTAAATATTGATTATTACTATCTGATGTATAAACTGTGCTATTAAAAATAGGCAATAATTCACTTGGGGGAGGATATGCTATTCCTGACATTTATATATTCTAAATATATTATTTTTTTCTATATAATTAATATATAGAATGCCTCCAAAAAAGGAAATTGCTCCATCTGGAAAAATTGAAAATATGTATAATCGTATTCCAAGCGATATGCTCGATAAAGTAGACAATCCTAATTATAATCTTCACCGCCTAAAAATACCGTTTAGAATTTGTATTGTTGCCCCAAGTGGTTCTGGTAAAACGAATTTTTTAGTTAATCTATTAAGTTTATTTAGTCATAATAAAGGGACATTTCAAACAATCAATATAATAACAAGAAACAAAGATGAACCCCTTTATAGATGGATACAATCCAAAACAGACCAAATCATAATTCAGGAAGGAATAGGACATACACCTAAACTTGATGATTTTGATAAAGAATTCAACCATTTAGTCGTATGGGACGATTTAGTCCTTTCTAAAGATTTAACTATGGTTGAAAACTATTACATTAGAGCAAGAAAACTAAATGTTTCTGTTATTTTTATTTCTCAAAGTTTTTTTAAAATTCCTAAAATAATTAGAAATAATTGTTCTTATATGATTTTACTAAAATTATCTGGAAATAGAGAAGTTAATTTGATATTAAGCGAATTTGGGTTGGGTATAACAAAAGAAGAATTAATTAAAATATATGAATACGCTACCCAAGAGAAATTCTCCCCGTTATTAATTGATATGGAGGCGGACAAGGGTTCCAGATTTAGAAAAGGATTAATTGATATTATTGATTATCACTTATTATAATTAACTATTATATTATTCTTTTTTTAGAAGAAAAGAAAAAAAGAATATAAAAGGTAGCAAGTAGCAAGTAGCAAAACCAAAAAGTGCTATTTTGAAAAGGTATAAACTTTTTATTTTTTTTTATTTAATATTTTATAATTTGTAATATTGTAATATATATTTCCTCTTTTAAAATCGAGGTTTTTCGTTTTGCTACTTGCTACTTGCTACCTTTTATATTTTAATTAATATAAAAGTATTTCAATTAATATTAGATAAAAAAATTAACTAATATTAATACAACTTCTAACCCCTACAACTACATATAATTTATTGCCTTATTTCTTGAATTTCTTCGTTTATTTCTATTCGTTTAATTCCAAACCAACACCACACAACTTTTCCATTAATTTTTTTTGTTTTATAATGTTCTTTATTTTTCGTATCCAATTTAAAATTTATTAATAAATTTGAATTAATTTCTTTACTGGATGATACTTTTAAATTAGATAATTTCGCCCACTCGGTTATTGAAACACTTGGTATAAAATCCTTTGCTTCATTCGTAATCTTAAACGTTTTATTAAATTCTATTAAAAATATTTCTTCTTTTGTAATATAAATCTCATCTGGATTTTCAGCATCACATTTTAATTTTATATTTAAATATTTCTTACCATTAAATTCATATTTGGTATCTAATAAAGCGTATAATGTTCTCATATTTGGAACAAACTTATAATTAATGGTAAACCAATCTTTCGCACAATTATTTAAAACAATTTTAGATAATGTTTGCGTATCATCTTCAATAATATTTTCAGCAATAAATTGTTGAAATCTATTTTGAGAATATCTATATTCTTTTGTTGAATTATCAACCATTTCACAACTTTCAACAATTCCATTATTTTCAAAAGCGGTTTTTACCAATAAGGATAAAAACGGAACTGCTAATATTGAGAACCTACTTTTTAGATTTTTATCTTTAACAAATTCCAAATCATTCATAGGAACCATTATTGATTTACCATTTTCATCAACTTCACCGCTTTCTCGTAATTGTATTTTATCCTCATCTATAAATTTACTTAAATGGTCCACAACTCGTATTCGTCTCCAAGTACCATCGTCTGTTGCCTCGATTGTCATATCATAATTAGTAGCACAAACTAAATTAAACTGTGGATTAAAAACAACAGACCCACAATATAACGCTCTCCCTGTCAGCGGGTCACCGCCTGTGATTTCCTTCATAATACCCTCGTTTATTACTGTATCAAGAGATGGTTCATTCATAACAGCATACCGAACCCCTTTTAACTGGATTATTTCACTTGATGACTGACCGATTTGTTGACGTTTTCCACAGACTAACGCTAGCGGGACAGTTGCTTTATACTCACCTAATGTATGGGACATTAAATCAGCAATAATTGATTTACCGTTACTACCATTTCCTCGGTAAATTTCAAAAGTTTGGTTTTTATTATCACCGTATAAAGTAGAACCTAAATGATTAATCATATAATTTCTTACGCTTTCAAAAGGATAAATCTTATTAATTATATCGGTTAATTCTGTATTTTCGCCCTCATACGGAATATAATCGATATTTGTTGATAATGAAATATAATCATCGGGTCTTCCATCTCTAAATATTTTATTTTTCAAATCAACAACTCCATTTTTACAACATAGTAAAAATTTATTTTCATCTAAATTTTTCATAAAATCATTATCAATAAAGATTTCCATCGCTTCTCTCATAATATTGTTTTTATCTGGTGTTCGTTTTAATTTATTACAAATAGCATAAATACCTTTTTGTCGTTGTTTTAACATCTCGTACACATCTCCTTCAATATCCACCTTACTCATTCTGTCGTCAATATCATATACAATATCCTGATATTTATCAAACATATCTGTAGATATTTTATTGCGTAACGATTGATTAGGGTCTGGGTTCCATTTATGATTTTCAAAAGAATACCAAGTTTTATTTGTAACGGATACACATTTATATTTTTCACTAAACATAAGAAATAATATACCCGCTAAATCGTAATCATTATCTAATCCAAACTCCATACTTTGTTTTAAAACTATATCCTTACTTCCGTATATAATTAACTTATAATCATTAAATAATTTACGGTATAATTTAATATCATATTCTTTAAATATTTTAGTAATAACTTGATAAGGTATATTACTATTTTTCCCATCGTATTCGTCTTCATATCTTTTTGTTTCGTTGTCTTCATCATAATCTGTGCTGTGTGATTTAGCAATTGTTAAAAAAAGATTTAACCCTTCTTTACCACATAAATTATATATTCCCGCTTTTATTTTCAATAGGTTTATATGATTGTGTTGTTTTTTAATCTCATCTAAAAATCCATTATTCAAAAGGTATTCAATTTCATTTAAATCGTCTTCCTTTTTACTTTCTGGAATTTTAGTTTCTTGGATTTTATCTTTTTTAGTTGTCTTCTTTACTTTATTATTAGAAGTATTAATTTTTTCTTCGTATTTTTTATTTAAAGGATATAATGGATTACCTTTGTATTGAACCGAAAACGATTTGAATAATTCTAATGACATTTCTTTTATTTCTAATGCTTCCATCATAAATTCTCTATCTGCTTCATCAAACGTCATATTAAAAGATTTTACTAGTTGATATGCTTGATTTCCTGGTTTTCTTGAACCGAAAATTTGCCAGTTAGTAGGTCCTTTACTTATTCCTTCATCTAATACATTATCCCAACTATTAATGAGAGGAAGGTTTAATATATTAGGAATTTCTTTTAACATTTTGTCTCGTATAATTAATTGGATTGAATGGGGGATTTTAATACCAAAAACAAAATGAATTCCATCTTTTGTTAATGACCCATCTTGTAATCTATTCACTTCTGGTTTTTCAAAAGCATAAACATTAAAACTTGTATTATTATCAAAAGTATAAATTGATTTTAGAATGTCGGTATATTTGTTTATAATTTCGGTAATATCATCATCTGTATGTTGTCTTTCTGTTGTATCATATGTATATCTAAAATCATAATCAATAACCATATTTTCAGCATTTTTTGATTGAGTTTCTGTTAAATATTCTATGTTCCTATTAATAATAATACTTTCATAATATAATTTATAAAAGGTATCAATCATATCTTCAGGGATTGAATAACTTCCACCATAAACATTAAAATCTTTGTCTCCTATTCTCGTATGAGTTATAGGACCCTTTTTTTCTTGTTTTTTGGAATTATAAATTGCTAAAAATTCGTTTAAATCTTTTGGTTGGTTCGGCATTCTATATTATATGTAAATATAATAATTTTTTTATATTGTTTATTTTATAATATATATATTTTAAATATTATATATATTATTTTATATATTTCCTAAAGTTCTATATTTCTAAAGATGTTGTTGACAATTCTTCAAAATACGGAGTTAATATTTCTTTTAAAATATCAGGATTAGATAACCGTAAACAATCCAATTCCTTTTTAATTTTAAATATGCTAGGTAATAAAATCCCGTATCGTTTAATATCTTCATCTGGAATATTGAATTTATATTTATAATAATATGTTTTATTCATATCTTTAATATCTGTATTTTCGGCATACTTCTTTCGCTTATAATCTCGCATATATTTTTTTTGTTTTTCAACTCGTTGTTCGGCAGTTTGCTTTACTTTTATTATTGGGGTTTCCATTATTATATACTGATATTATATTTTTTTTATATTGTTTTAATTATAAGATATATATTAATTGCCCTAAATATACATTATTACCTTTATATAAAGGTAGCAAGTAGCAAGTAGCAAAACGAAAAACCTCGATTTTAAAAGAGGAAATATATATTACAATATTACAAATTATAAAATATTGTTATAAAATAAAAAATAAAAAGTTTATACCTTTTCAAAATAGCACTTTTTGGTTTTGCTACTTGCTACTTGCTACCTTTTATATACTTTTTTCTTTTCTTCTAAAAAAAGAATAATATAATAGTTAATTGTTTATAAATAAAATATTTAGGTATATTATAATGGGTCAATATACTTTCAATAATATTGAAGAGTTAAACGCTATGAAGGAAAAGATAATGAAAGCAAAGGTGGTTATTTTAGATAGAATGGGAAAACACCCTTTAGAAAATCCAAGTTATTTTAAACAACAAGTTAAAAATAAATTAATCAAATCAATTGAAGAATATTTAGAAACAACAGCGGACGAAGAAATAACCCAAGAATTTAACGATATTTGTAATGAAAAATTGTTTGATGGAGACTGCGATGTTTCAAATTATCCAATTTATGATTTAGAGAAATCATAATTTTTTATAATATATATTTCAACGCCTATTTATCATAATATATTATAATCTTTTCTATAATATATAATGTCAGGTTTTCCCATAAATTCAAAACTCGACCAGGCAAGATTTAGAAAGCAGTATCTAGACTCTTTACAATTACAAATTAAGAATAACGACCTTAATTATAACGCTAATAAACTTTATAAAAAAACAGGTATTCCTCAACAACCAACTGATGAACGCTCTCAAGAAGAAAAATATAGGGATATTCAAGGATTAAAACAATCTCTCAACTCTCAATTATTAACGCTAATGGATGGTGCAAACGCACAAGCAGTTTTAAATCAATTGAACGACAACGATATTATATTTTTATCAAATTCTTTTCCAAAATTATATAAGGATTTAAAATCCACATATGCTCTTGGGGTCCCATCATATATATTTGTGGATTACCTCAATAGATACGGAAGAGCACAAAGTCGAAATATGGGATTAGACGATGGAACTTTACAAGATAAACAAGCAACTAATATTCAACTAATTTTACAAAAAATGATAGGTCAACAAGAAGTCCAACAATTAGCAGAAGATATTAAAAACTTAAATTTAAGTTCTTACTCAAGTTTAAAAAATGAAATTTTAGGCGAATTACAAAAAGTCCAAAAACAAATTCCATCAAAAGAAGAAATCCAAAAACTTTTAAAAATAAATAATGATATTTCAAAAGAAGAAATAACTAATATTTTACTTGACACAATTGGAGATTTACCAACAAAAGACCAATTAAACAAACAGTATTATGACTTATTAGACGCTGTTAGACAACAAGACCCAGATGATATTTATAGAATGTTAAAAATAATTTTAGATAGTGTCACCAGTATTGACCGAGGATTAGGGAATGAATTTGATGATATACGAGATATGCTAGATAACCAATCTTTAGAGACATCGGCACAATCTGCCGAATTAAAGCAGCAAATTAACTCATCACAAAACGAGATATTAAACCAAATGGATATTAATAATACCGGTATTCAAGAAGAATTTGATTACCAAAACGGATTTATACAAAAGATGCTCACAAAAGAAGACCTTAAAGCAATTGAAGATGAAATATTAGGAGATAAAACCGGTTCAACTGGTTTACGCAATTCCGTTTTAAGAGAATTAAAAGACTTAGGGGATATGCTTTATAGTGCGGAAGAAATAAATAATATGTCAATCCATAATTTGTCAACAAATACACAAAACCAACTTAGTGTTTTATTCGATGTGGTTGAAAATGAATTACCAACTGTAAACCAATTAAACGATGTAATAACCCATTTAAATGAAGCATCCCAGCAGAAAGACAGGGATATGGCGGATGGTATTTTAAAAGAATTGGGACAACGGATTAGCGATATTACGGATATTACAAGAAGCGATTTACAGGATATTAAACAATTGATAGAAGATAATAAAAATGAATTACGAATGGCGATTGAACGAAAAGAAACGTTTAAATCAAGTGATGAATTAAGTGTTTTAACAAACGATGTTATTCATTCGTATATGCGTAAATTATTATTAATTCCAGAACTAGAACCAATAATGCTTCAACTTCTTTCAAAAACAGAATGGACGAAAGGAAGTAAATCGAAAATTTTACAAAATTATAAAGAAATAGAGGACAACGTAAAAGATTATACAACCCCTCCAAGTATGGCGACAGCAAACCCAATTACTGAATATTACCCGATGGCGAATGTGGAAGAACCTCAAGAACCATTACCTAAAGAAGGTAAGGGGGTTAAAATGCGGGGAAGAGGATTATGTAGTAAAAAGAGACCTAGCAATTGTTTAACTTTTGAGGATATAGATTACAAAAAAGGGGTATCCGTTAAACCTAGGTTTATCCCTCTTGGAAAGTATATAATTAATAAAAAGAGATTAGATGATAATGTTGTTTCTGTTAAAACTCGTATGGGCGGTCAATTAGCAAATTTTAAATCAACCCGAGTTTCTTCAAAGTTAGGAAATGTTATAAGAACCATTTTAGGTAATGGAATACCAAGTTTTAACGATATTGACGATTTAGATAAAGACGAAAAAGAATACCTTTACAAATTAGCAAAATCAAGCGATATATTAGACAGATTAAATATACCTGCACCAAACAGAAAAGAACAGGAAAAGGAAATTAATGAATTTGAAATTATGCGGGGAGAAATTATGAGTGGAAACGATAATATACAATTAATTAAAAAATTCAAAATAGCATTATTAAAACTCATCAAAAAAGGTCTTATTCCAAAATCTCAAAGCAACGAAATACTTTTAGAATTAATTTCATTAGGTTATTAATTGTTATGTTTAGGACAAATAAATAAAAATATCTCAATTATATATAAATGAGGACTATATGTTTAACAAGTCAAAACTTAGTAGCAGACGGGCAAAATAATAAATTAGTGTATCCATTTCCAAATTCAGTTCAATTTAAAGACAATTATATTTCCGTAGCGAGCGTATCGATTTATTATAGTTGGTTTAATATTTCGTCAGCACTAGCAAATAATACTTTTCAATATACTTGGACCACATTAGCAGTTACGACTACACAAACCGTAACAATTCCTGATGGATTGTATGAAATTGCGACCCTGAACTCGTACCTCCAATCTGTTCTTGTTGCGAACGGTCACTATTTAGTTAATTCCTCAAGTCAAAATGTATATTATGTAGAATTTTTAGTAAATCCAAGTAGATATGCTTTTCAAGTAAACACATTTTTATTCCCAATTGCCCTTCCATCAGGATTTTCAAACCCATCTGGTTTAGTTTTTCCAACTCAATCATTTAATCCAAGAATAATTTTTACCGCTAATTTAGGAGGATTACTTGGGTTTCCAACTGGTCTTTCAACAAACGCAAACACAAACAACGCTTATACACCCCCAACCGCAACCGTTCTATTTATTAGTAAAAATTCAGTTGGAACATTATCATATTTGTCAACACAAAGTCCAAATCTTCAACCAAATAGTTCAGTTTTAGTTTCTTGTTCTGGAGTTCAAAATCCGTATGCTAATCCATCAACAATAATTTATTCATTTACCTCAAATGTGGGAGTGGGTCAAATTATAAATGATAAACCGCCTACATTTATGTTTAATAAATTGATAGATGGAACCTATAATCAATTAAGAATTACACTGTTAGGAAGTTCAAATCTTCAACCGCTAAGTATTGAAGACCCTTCAATAAATATAATTTTAGTAATTGCCGATAAGGACGAACTTTAGAATTAATTATATAGTCTTAATATATGTTTAATAATATAACCGAAGAATATTTAAACTCTCTCTACGATAATTTACACCGAGAACAAATGACAGTTATGAACTCTATTAAATCGTCAAATAATGAAGTATCAAAAGATAAAGACAACCAAAAACAAATTACATTAATAAATACATTAATGATTAATACCTTAAGATTAAGGAACTTAAAAAAGCAGATTTTAGAAAAAAATAATATGTAGATTATACATAATGGGACCTAGAATATACTCAACCTATTTGCCGATGATGGACCATAAAATGAATATATCCGCAAGATTACGAGGTGTTAAAAAAGGTGGTTCAATTCTTTTAAGTAGAGGCGGACCTGGTGCGGGGTCTAGTTACTCATCTTTAGAAGAATATAACCGCACCAACAATTTTAATTCAAAAGGGAAAGGTTTAGGAAATTTGGTTTCAAGATTACAAAACCTATCTGTCCGTCAAATTAAAAAACCTAAAAATATTAACTTTTCTATTTAGGGAATTTAGAACAATTATATATAATTTTTATCTTTGGATTATATATAATAATGAGTTGCGACAAATTGATTTTAGACTTATCACAAGAAGTAGAAGGGTCACCTAATATTTTCGTTAAAAAAGATTGGATTACTATTTTAGATAATCAGAACCAAAATTACAATTCAAACCAGAGTGTCGTCGATACATCACAACTTTCAAACAGTAACCGTTTCGCATCATACAGGGAGGGGTACTTCCTAATGCCTCTTCTTTTGACCTTAGCATCTAATAAATCAACCTCCAGTATTTTAGCTGTTGATATGGCACCTGAAACGTCCCTTACAAGTTGTGATTATGCTATTGGTCTTAAATCCTGGTTTGGAAATATGATACATAGTTTTACTCTAGATTATCAAGGGTCTACAGTGGTTCAAGCAACCGCTTTTGTGAATATGTGGAATTGTTTCCGTTTATTAACTAGTTTATCGTATAATGACCTAATTACGATTGGGTCAACAATTGGGTTTTATCCAGATGACCCCTTATCATTTGGGTTCAATACATCAGCACAATTCGCTGGGCAAGGAGTATGTAATAACCATAACATCATAACAGCGTCTCAAGGTGTAGTATCAGTCCAACTTTTTAATCAATACAATAGTAATGGTGGTAATATTGGTTTTCAAAAAAGACAACAATATATTAATTATGACGACCAAGGTATATGTGGTAATACAAAATTTGTCGACTTAATGACAACTACAAACTGTAATAATCTTTGGAAAGCATATGTTAGTAAAAAACTGAATGCTGTTGCTGCTACTTCACAGGGGGTCTGGCAGTGCAGCATAATGGCGACTATCTATTTAAAACATCTTCATTCATTTTTTCAATCTATGCCTTTATTGAAAGGTGCTTTTATGAAAATGACACTAAATTTAAACAACTGTTCCGCTTATGTTACAAAAGCGACATCATCTGGTTCTATGACTATTACTCAAGTAAATAACGCCGTAGGTGGCGTTTGCCCTATAATGATTGCCTCAAATGAGACTGGTTCGGGAATGGAAAAAGCGGTTGGTTCAACTCAAAAACCATCCGCATCAACACCTTTTATTGCTAATATTTCCGTTGGTAATAAAGTTATTGACAGCACATTAAATTCAAGTTCAACCGTATTTCCAGTTGGAACTGGTTCTCTAGGCGGTTCAGTACAGTTGTTTGTTCCTATGTATACATTTAATCCCGCTTATGAAAACGCTTATATTTCAAGTCCAATTAAACAAATTAATTATACCGATATTTACCAATACCAAATTTTAAATATATCAAGTGCGGGAACTATTAACAATTTAGTGACAAACGGAACTGCTGGGTTGAAATCTGTATTGGTAATTCCTTTTTACAGTTCAACATCATCCACATCAGGAACAACTGGTCTCCCTACGGGTATACCCGTTTATCAAAGTCCATTCGACCCCGCTGGATGTGGTTGTACCTCACCTCTTGCTTTATTAACAAACTTTAATGTTGTAATTTCAGGACAAAACGCCATTTATTCAAATGTCCGCTACACAAATGAAATTTTTAATAATCAAGTCCTAGGTGCTAATGCGGTCAACGGTGCTTTGACTGATGGTCTTACAAGTTCATTATTTAATTCTCTTGGTTTTGAAATGGGTTACTGCTATTATTATGTAGATGTTAGTCGTATGCTTCCAGTTGAGGTTTCAGTCCCTAAATCAGTTCAAATTATAGGAACTAATGCTTGTGGTAAAGCACTCGACCTTTTTGTATTTCTCGAATATTCCCAAAGTATTCAAGTAGATGTTCTCTCTTCCGCAAGAGTTTAAATTAATAATATTCAAAAAAATTAAAAAGTAAATAACAACTAAATATGATTTATTTAGGCGTTATTTTTTGTTAAGCAAATTCCATTATTTTTTTCTTATCTTAAATATATAATGTCGCTTATTCACATAGACGCATCGCCGAAACAACTTTCAAGATTACGTAACGGTCATAATGTAAGAATTAAAAAAATGATAAATGGTGAAGGATTCAACCTTTTTGTAATGGACCCTACTAAATATAGACATATTACGCAAACATTCGCAAGGGATAAAGGAGTAAATATTCAACTTTCACCTCAAGAAATAGAACAGAATAAAAATTTATCGCCCGAATATCATCAAGATGTAAAAGCACAAAACCCAACTATGTCAGGAAGTGGAATTTTTGGGAAAAAATTTGACCGATTTGTAAGACGAACACTTGGAAAAAAAGCAAAACGCCAGTTATACAACGCAACAAAGGTTTTAAAACCGTATTTAAAACGAGGATTGGACGAATTGGAAAAAGTCGCCCCTCAAATTGGGTCTCAAGCATTATCCAGTTTAGCGTTAATGTCTGGAAATCCTGAACTCGTCCCACTCGCAAGTAAAGCAGGAGAGCATTTGGGGTCTAAATTAGGTCATATGGGAGCAAGAGAAGGTAAGAGGTTTTTAGATGGTGGAAATATACACAAAATTCATAACCCCCGAGATTTACAAATGTTAAATAAGGAGTTAGGAACTAATTACGATTATTTACGAAATAGTGCTTTAGAATCCGCAAGGGCAAACCAACAATCCGCCAATATGATGCCTAGCACAAGATATGACAGCGAAATGGTTTTTGGGTCTGGATTATATGCTGGTGGAAATTTACGAAACAGAAAAACCAGATACGATTTAGGAGTGAACGGTGGTATGCTTTATAAAGGTCATTCCGCTTTAGCATCTCAACCCGCAGGGGCACATTTTCAATTTTCAAAAACATTACCACCACAATTTCAAAAATATCATATTGGAGTAGGTTCGGGGTTATACCTTTAATTTAGGGTTAATTGTAAAATTAATTTCTTGATTAAATATATAATGTTGACAGACATACAACTGACGAAATTATGCGATAAAATGGGCGTTCCTTTAGAGTTAATATGTTTTAAAGATGAAATCCCGAAAAAACTCAAATACAACAAATCTTATATTATAAATTTAGAAGACAGTTTAGACGAAAACGGGGACGAAAATGAAGGGTCACACTGGACTTGTCTACAAATCAATAAATATCCAAGTGGTAAGATTGAACCTTTTTATTTTGATAGTTACGGGGGACCTCCACCAGAAATTATAAAAAAATCTGTATTAAATACTTGTGGACAAAAACTACCATTTAATACAAAAGATATTCAATCTTTAATGAATAGTGCTTGTGGGTATTACTGTGTTGCTTTATTACATTTTATAAATGAATGTCCATATAGATGTAATGATTTATATAATGACGTAGAGACATTTTTGAGTATGTTTGATGATTTGAATAAATCTGCCGATTGGAAAAAAAACGAATACATTTTAAAAATGTTCTTTCAACCAAAAGACGCTTCATTACGAAAAGATATTGATATTGAAACTATTGTAAGTGAAAAAGGTAATGATTTAACCGAAGTCCT